CCAGCGGAAAATGCACGGATTACCGCTATGGAGAAAGAAAAACCGCAAAAAGAGATTTTATACACGCTGCGAGGCAGACGAGACAATCACGGCATTTATTGATTATTGCAATCAGGAGTAGGAGGTGCGGAGATGGCAAAATTTAAGCATACTGAGCGGACTGTAAAGATTTACAATTCGATCATCAAAGAGTACCGGGAAATAAACTCGGATAGTGACCTAGAAGCAATCGGGATTGATTATGAGGATTACCGGAGTTCAGAATTGGGATTACTGCTAGACAGCCTGAGGTTCAATGGCGAAGGGATGACGAGTAGTAAGAAGGTTGCGGAATGGATGAAGAGACATAGCTGTAATGTCTACTTGATCGGAGATGACTGGAAAGTACAGCTGTAAAGGAGAAATAAAATGTGGAGCATACCGAATGAGGATGAATACTGGGAGCGGAGACGTGAAGAGTATGAGAGAGTTCCGAAGGACTGGAAACCGGAACCAGAGCGGCAGATTCTGAGCCTGGATGACGAGCTAGATGACCTGGAAAAAGAATATGGTTGCAAGCTGGAAGATCTGAACGAGTCGGACATCGAGGAAATAGTGTTCCGGATCCGTGGCGAATATCCGATTTCGGCAGAATATGATCCAGCATTTATAGCAATATTTTACAAAGTGGATCCGGATTGGAGGTACAACATATGGTAGAGAAAAAGGTAATAAAAAGACGTCACAAAGATATTTTGAATTTCTGTAAGCGATACATGAGTGAGAAGGGATTTCCACCGAGCGTCCGTGAGATCGGGGACGGGATCGGATTGAAGTCTACCAGCTCAACGTGTCATTACATGCAGGAAATGCGAGAAATGGGGCTGATTATTTCTGGCCCGGAGTTTTCTCCGAGAGCATTTACACTTCCGGGTGCGAAGTATGTATTCGAGGACGACCAGGAGGGAGGCTCTGAGGCATGATTAAAAAAGTGGAAAACATAATCTTGAAGAAAAGATTGCGAAAGCGATCGGAAAAGCTAAAAAGGCAGAATGAACGCATCAGGAGGCGAGAGACAGAGAACCGGAACCTAAAAAATAACATGAGAAGGACAGCCCAGGAGTTGGAGGACATCAAAGATTCTCTGACAACTGGGTTTTGCCCGTACTGTGAGACACACAACATGTTTTCCTGGGATCCAGAGTGGGGCTTGGTTTCCTATTGCCCTCGCTGCGGAGCTAGAGTAATGCTGTGCCAGATGTGCGACAAGTCCGGATCCAGATGCGATTATGACGCACGATTGGATATTTGCTCCGAAATGTAATATACGCCTTGACAAGCCGATCCTTCCTGGAGTATGCTATAGCAAACGGAGGGAAAGCCATGGAAGTGATTGAATATATTAAGCAGACAATGAAAGAA